AAATCGTCATAAGAGAAAAGGACGAGGAAGATGAGTTGGGTGACTTCACCGCTTTTATCAATAAGGTGATGCGTCACGAGATCATACACGCTTATTTCTATGAATCAGGTTTATATTTTGACCAAACAGAAATGATGGTTGACTGGATAGCCATACAGCTGCCGAAGATGTCGAAAGAGTTTGAAAAATTAGAAATCAATCAGTAAAGGCGGTGATAACGTGGCAAACAAATTGACCGTAACTATCAGCACGAAGAAATGCACTTCAATAGCAATCGAAGTGTTGTCTTTTTTTGTACATGATTAGGCTGACAAAACTTGCAGATCACTTGACAGACAAGTTGATGAGAGACGTAGAGAAGAATGCCAGACGATACGTCAACATTAAATAAAAGGAAGTGAGATAGTGAACATCCGTTGGAAAACCAAAGAAAACCAATAACGGAAAGGAAGTGATCGCCATGACAATGGCCTATCTCGCTAGTTACTGAGCGTAATCAATAACAGAATACTTAACTAAGTCATAAGCGTAGCTTGTGGCTATTTTTATACCCTCGACCTGAACAAGTCGTTAAACTATTCAACTCATTCGTGTTCGTAACACGTAAAAGAAACGTATAGGAGGAAAAGGTAATGAAAAGAGAATATTTAAAAGAGTTAGGTTTAGAAGATGAAATTATCGGAAAAATCATGAAAGAGCATGGGAAAGCTGTCCAGGCGGCGAAGCCTGAGGATTACGAAGACTTGAAAAGCGCTAAAGAAACTCTCGAGAAACAAGTCAACGATCTGAACAGTTCACTCAACGATATTAATGGAAAGTATGATGCTCAAAAGACATCTTTGGGAGAATTGCAATCTCAGGTTAAGAACCATGAAACACAGAATATGAAGATTAGAATTGCTAATCAAGCAGGACTTCCTCTTGATCTTGCTGGGCGTTTGTCTGGTGAAACAGAAGAGGAAATTAAAGCTGATGCTGAGACTTTTGCATCGTTTGTGAGTAAGCCTGAGCGTTTACCACTTAAACCAACAGAACCAGCAGGAAAAGACGAATTTGAACCATATAAAAACATGTTAGAAAACTTAAACTTAAAAGGAGAGTAATAAATTATGGCATTAGAAAGAGGAACATTATTTGATCCAGTATTGGTCAAAGACTTAGTATCGAAAGTACAAGGAAGAAGCTCATTAGCGACGTTATCCGGGCAGACTCCAATTCCATTTAACGGTAAAAAGGAATTCATGTTCACAATGGATTCGGAAATTGATGTCGTTGCAGAATCAGGAGCAAAATCACACGGTGGAGTTTCGTTAACGCCACGAACTATCGTACCTATTAAAGTGGAATATGGTGCAAGAATCTCAGATGAATTTATGTATGCTTCAGATGAGGAACGTATTAGTATCTTACAAGCCTTTAATGATGGTTTCGCCAAAAAAGTCGCACGCGGTATGGATTTAATGGCATTTCACGGTGTCAACCCACGAACGGGCGCTGCTTCAGCAGTTATCGGACAAAACCACTTTGATCAACTGGTTACTCAAACAGCTACAGCTACAGCTGACGCAAATGCAGATATCGAAACAGCTGTCGGGCTTGTCCAAGGATCGGGCGGAGAAGTAAGTGGACTAGCTATCGCACCCGCTTTCCGTACATCCTTAGCAGGATTAACTAAAGCAGACGGCAACGCTATGTTCCCTGAACTGGCCTGGGGTGCTGCACCACAGGCACTGAACGGCGTACGTGTTGATGTCAACAAAACAGTCTCTGATATGTCTACACCTAACGATCTAGCAATCGTCGGTGACTTTGCCAGTGCATTCAAGTGGGGTTACGCTAAAGAGATCCCAATGGAAGTTATCCAGTACGGTGATCCAGACAATTCAGGTCTCGACTTGAAAGGATACAACCAAGTTTACATCCGTTCAGAACTGTACCTAGGATGGGGAATTCTTGAGCCTGCTAACTTTGCGCGTATTGTAGAGCCAGCTGGTGTGTAATATGAAATATATTAACATTAAAACAGGGGCTATTGTTAATAGCTCCTCTATCATCGAAGGTGACAACTGGAAATTATCTGATGAAATTGAAAACGAACTTGTTGATGACAAAAAGTTGCAAAGAAAAACTAAATCAGAATTGTTTGAATTATTAGAGTTAAAAAACATCAAGTATAAACCCGAACAAACAAAAGAAGAGTTAATCAATTTGTTGTCAGAGGAGTGATCACATGGCGAATTTCGCTACTGTAGAAGACATTGGCTTGCTATGGAGAACACTCAAGCCCGAAGAAATTGACCGAGCAAATGCACTGCTGGAAGTTGTTTCCAACAATCTGAGAGTCGAAGCCGATAAAGTCGGAAAAGACCTGGATGTAATGGTAGCTGATTCACCGATTTATGCAAGTGTGGTTAAATCCGTTACGGTCGATATTATCGCACGTACACTTATGACGTCTACTGACCAGGAGCCTATGACTCAGACAACTGAGTCTGCTCTTGGTTATTCTTTTACGGGCAGTTATTTAGTGCCGGGCGGCGGTTTGTTTATTAAGAAAACTGAGCTTGCTAGACTAGGTCTACGCAGGCAGCGCTATGGAGTGATGGATATATATGGGCAAATTGAAGGGGATAACGATTACTTTAGTTGATAAAGTGGAAACGGGTGTAGATCCTTTTGGGAAGCCGACATATGAAGATGCTGACATTCCAGTTGAAAATGTGTTGGTTAGCCCGATGTCCTCGGATGACGTAGTTAATCAACAGAGCTTAACAGGCAGGAAAGCAGTCTACACGTTAGCCATTCCAAAAGGCGATACACACAACTGGGAAAACAAGGAAGTTAAGTTTTTCAATCAGCGCTGGCGCACTTTCGGGATCCCATTAGAAGGCATTGAAGACTTAATTCCGTTGGATTGGAACAAGAAGGTGATGGTTGAACGCTATGAGTAAAATGAAATTCAAGTTAAATCGTGACGGCGTTTCAAACATGATGAAGTCAGCTGAGATGCAAAAGATTCTAGAAGAGAAGGCTTCTGACATTAAAAATAGATGCGGTGATGGTTACGAGCAAGATATGTACGTGGGTAGAAACCGTGCAAATGCAATGGTCAGCGCAGAAACTTTTGAAGCGAAAAAAGACAATTTAGAAAATAACACTATATTAAAGGCGGTGCGGTAGATGATAGAGATAATTATTAAACAATTTCTCGATAGTCATTTATCTGTGCCGTCTTTTTTAGAACGTCCAGAAATTGCTCCAGGGCGATATGTATTGTTTGAAAAAACAGGCAGCGATAAGAGTAATCACTTACCATCAGCTACCATCGCATTTCAAAGTTATGCTTATTCTTTGTATGAAGTAGCAATACTGAACGAGGAAGTAAAAACCGTTGTGGAGTCAATGATTGAGCTAAATGAGATAAGAGGGATAGATTTCAATACCGATTATCCTTTCACAGATCCTACAAAAAAAGAATACCGATATCAAGCGTTATTTGATATTAAACATTATTAGGAGGTAAACATATGTCAACAGCACAAAACGTATCAACAGCAAAACCAAAAGTAGGCGGAGCTATTTATACAGCCCCTGTGGGTACAGCGTTACCAGCAGATGCAGTTACAGCGCTAGATGTAGCATTTAAAAGTCTTGGATATATCTCAGAGGATGGTTTAACCAATAGCAATACACCAGAAACTGAAAAGATCATAGCTTGGGGTGGGGATGTCGTTACTTCTGTACAGACATCAAAAGAAGACACATTCAGCTATACATTGATTGAATCTACAAATGTAGAGGTTCTTAAAGCGGTCTATGGCACAGATAACGTCACGGGTGATATCGATACAGGCATTGAAATTAAAGCCAATAATAAAGAATTGCCGCCAAAAGTATTAGTTATCGATATGATCCTTAAAGATGGCGTTCTAAAACGTATTGTCATCCCGCATGGTAAGATTGCTGAAATCGGCGAAATTACTTATGCAGATGCAGAAGCGATTGGATACGAAACGACTCTGGACTGTATGCCGTCAGATGATGAAGGCAATACACACTTCGAATACATTCAGAAACCAACAGCTCCAACAGCTCCAACAACTACAACCTAAGGCGGTGATGATTAATGTTACAAGGTGAAACGAAATCAGGATTCAAATATGAAGTTTCGGAAGAACAATTAAATAACTACGAATTGCTTGAGGCAATCGGAGAGATCGATGATAATCCATTAGCTATTTCCAAAGTAGTTAATCTATTGCTCGGGAAAAACAAAACAAAAGAGCTTAAGGATCATGTCCGGAAAGAGAATGGCATAGTCCCTGTCGATAAGTTAACAGATGAAATCACAGAGATTTTCGAATCACACAAAGAAGTAAAAAACTCTTAGTCCTTGCTAGAATGATAAAGGTTGACGAGGACGCATTGATTTGTGACCTTGCAGAAACTTATCAGATATACGACTATAAACAGCTACCGTTAAAAGCGATAGCTGTTTTTTCTGTTGGTCTGAGAAATAACTCACGTATAAAAATGAGACTAAGTGATCAGCCTGTGGATCTAGACACGCTCTTATTAGCGGGCATAAGCGACAAAGTAAGTCGTTGGCTATGGGCCAAGACTAAAGA